ATATTTGCAAATGAACATGAGCTGAGCGCAGACATCGAGAGTGATGAATACTGCGAAGATGAACAAAATTTAGAATTTTCACTGGCGAAATACTTACTACAAGCCAAGCCATCTGAGAAACTATTTTATGATTTATACGTTAACAAAGGAATACGGACAGTGCGAGGTGTGGCAAAATATTTGAATATATCACACCGTAGCGCATGGACTATTATAAATGATTTTAAAACTAAAATTAAAAGCTATGAGCGGTAAAGACAAATTAAAAAAAGGCACACAAGTTGAGCCACAAGTTGAAGTGAAGGAAGCGCCAAAGGCAAAGCCAGCGCCAAAGAATAAAACTAAATAAAATGAAAAGACTAATTTTAATTGCGGGACTATTTGCGCTCGCATCCTGCAAGAAAGAAACACCATCAACACCAATGTGTCAATGTAGAGAGGTTACGTTTATCCAAGGCAATCAAGGCTATTGGACTGAGCAAAGCAGCACAGCCAAATCAAGCATGGATTGTGGCTTAAATGGAACGGTAACGCAGACATGGAATGTTCAGCAGCCTGCATGGGTTGTGTACTACAAGAAACAAATCGTTTGTGAGTGATATTTCCAATGCTTTTGCACGTTGTATTATTGAAGATTCACGTGGTGTTTTCTTAGATAAAAATAACATCGGTTGGAGAATTGTAGATGGAGAATGGATAGGCAAAAGAACTGTTTGGACTTATGATTTCAGAGCGTGTTGGTTAGAGCAAACAACACGTGAAAACATCAAGTCTTGGTGGTGTGGGAAGGATTCGGATTATAACGAAATATTCAAAAACAATGGGAAGGCATAAATACATCAAAACACTTCGGTAATGAATATCGAAACAGTTAAAATATCAACGGTAAAATCAAACCCAAACAATCCGAGAGTAATCAAAGATGACAAGTTTGATAAGTTAGTGCAGTCGATTAAAGACTTCCCTCAGATGCTCGAAATACGTCCGATTGTAGTCAATGATGACATGATTGTTTTAGGCGGAAATATGCGCTTAAAAGCGTGCAAGGAAGCAGGACTTAAAGAAGTGCCAATCATCAAAGCGTCAGACCTTACCGAAGAGCAGCAGAGAGAGTTTATCATTAAAGATAACGTTGGGTTCGGTGAGTGGGACTGGGAGCAGTTGAAAGAATGGGATGGCGAAGAGTTGGAAGCGTGGGGATTGGATGTGCCTGAGTTTGAGGCAGACCAGTTTTTAGAAGACGAACAAAATGATTTATCAAGTAATATTGAAAATCTTTATAGAATTGAAGTTATTTGTAAAGATGAGGAGCATCAAGAAAACACATATAATAAATTAATTGAACAAGGACACGAATGCCGACTTTTGACATTATAAAAGAAGTTAAGCCAAAGCAAACATTTAGAGTTGCTTCTGTGATTGGTAAATTTGATTTACAATCTGAAAATGTTATTGAACAATTCAAAGGAGAAATTACGCTCCCTGAAAAATGGCAAATAGGTTTGATTGTAGGTAAAAGCGGAACAGGAAAAACAACAATAGCTACACAGTTATTTGAAAACGCTTACATCACTTCATATAATTATTCAGCAGAAACAGTTTTGGATGATATGCCAAAAGAGTGTAGTGTTGAACAAATAACATCGGCATTTAATTCAGTTGGTTTTTCAAGTCCTCCAAGTTGGTTAAAACCTTATTCAGTTTTATCTAACGGTCAAAAAATGCGAGTTGATTTAGCACGTGCAATTTTAGAAGAACAAAAATTTTTTGTATTTGATGAATTTACAAGTGTAGTGGATAGAAATGTTGCACAAATAGGCTCTTTTGCTATGCAAAAAGCAATAAGGAAAACAGATAAACAATTTATTGCAGTCACTTGTCATTTTGATGTACAAGATTGGCTCTTACCTGATTGGATTTTTAATACAGATACAATGACCTTTCAAAGTTTTGAGGGTCAAAAAAAAAATAGACCAGAAATTAAATTTGAAATATACCAAACAAGAGATAAGTCAATTTGGAAAATGTTTGCTAAGCACCATTATTTAAGTCATACACATAACAACACTGCAAATGTATTTATAGCGACAGTTAATGATGATATAGCAGGTTTTTTAAGTGTATTGCATTTTCCACATCCTAAAGTTAAGAATTTAAAAAAAGTTCATCGATTAGTTATCTTACCTGATTATCAAGGAGCAGGAATAGGGTTAAAATTATTGAATGAAGTAGGTACAGTTTACAAAAAAGATAAATGGAGATTTAATATAGCTACATCAGCACCAAGTTTAATAAACGCTTTAAAAAAATCAAATGAATGGACGTGTACACATTATGGAAGAAATACTCTACATAAAGGAGATGTAAAACGTAATGTTGGAAATTTAACAAGTGGCTCTGAAAACAGAATTACAGCATCTTTTGAATTAAAAAACAGGGATTAAACAGGGAAATTATGCCAGAAACTCCAGAACATAGTAAATTCAAAAAAGGTCAGTCAGGAAACCCAAACGGGCGCCCTAAGAAAATTGAAACCGTGCTGGCGGATTACTTTTTTTCTGAGCATAATTTGAAGTTGAGCAAGACGCAAACGCAGGATATTATTCAAGTGATATTAGGCAAGACAAAAAAGGAGTTGATGGATTTGGCAGCGAATGATGAGTTACCTTTTTGGGTTGCTTTGATTGCCAAGAAAGCTAAACGTGATTTTGAGAAGGGCAGCATACATATTCTCGATGTGTTATTCGATAGAGTGTATGGTAAGCCAAAAGAAGAGATTAGCCAAACGGTGCACAATGTAGAGATATTCAAAGGGCTTGAGATAGATGTTAAAGAAGACAACTAATTAAAACTAAAAAAAATGAAAAAAGAAGCAGCCGTTTATATCATGGCAAAATTAGCCACCGAAATAGGAATGAAATCTTTTAACGATGTTGTTCAAGAAGTAGTCGAAATGGATAACCAAATTCAAGATGAAAAGAGTGAGCAAACAATATTAGAGCGTGCCGTGATGTATATGAGATTAAATCAAGAGGCATTAGAAACAGCTAACCAACTCCCTTAATGTGTTAAAGAAGACAACAGCGCAGGATAAGATAGCAGCACTTCGCAAACGTGTTCGCATTGTTCAGGGCGGTTCAAGTTCGAGCAAAACGTTCACTATTATACCCTTTCTAATCGACTACGCAAACAAGAACGCAGGCAAAGAAATAAGCATAGTATCTGAAAGCATCCCGCATTTAAGACGTGGCGCGATGCGCGACTTCGTTAAGATAATGGAGTGGGTGGGCTTGATGGATTATTCAGCATGGAATAAATCTACTTTGACCTACTACTTTCCAAACGGTTCATTCATTGAGTTCTTTTCAGGCGACCAACCTGATAAGATGCGAGGTGCAAGGCGTGATGTGTTATTTGTGAATGAGGCTAATAACATAGGATGGGAAACGTACTATCAATTAGCGATACGAACAAGGGAGTTCATTTACATCGACTTTAATCCAACCGCTGAATTTTGGGCGCATACTGAGTTACAGAACCAGCCCGATGTGGACTTCATAATCCTTACCTACCGTGATAACGAAGCCTTAGAAGCGTCAATCATAAACGAGTTTAAGAAAGCAGAGGAGAAAGCCAAAACAAGCGAGTATTGGGCGAACTGGGTACGGGTTTATGTGAATGGCGAAATAGGTAGTTTGCAGGGCGTTGTGTTCGAGAATTGGAAGCAATGCGATTATGTTCCTGAGCACGCCAAACTGTTAGGATACGGATTAGACTACGGATATAGAAACGACCCCACCGCGTTGGTTGCTATTCACTACGCTGATGGCGTTTACTACTTAGATGAGTTGATATACCAAACGGGGCTACTTAACAAAGAGATAAGCAACAAAATGAAGGCGTTGAATGTAGACCCATATCAGTCTATTATCGCAGATAGTGCCGAGCCAAAGTCAAACGCAGAGTTGAGAATTGAGGGGTGGCGTATATTGGATGCAAAGAAAGGCGCTGACTCAGTTGTTTACGGTGTTTCACGTATGCAAGAACTTGATTTGCGAGTAACGAAACGAAGCCTGAATTTAATCAAAGAATTAAGGTTATACGTATGGGCAACGGATAGGGATGGCAACCCACAAAACAAACCTATTGACGCTTATAATCATGCTTTGGATGCGGTGCGATATTACTTCCAAACGATTACATACGCTCCTGACACACCAAGAATGATTTGGTAAACAAACGCTAATTAAGTACGTTATAAGTATGGCAACGATTCAAGACGTATATCGCAGACAAGGTACAGCAACGCGAGTGTTGAATACCGAAATCAAAAAGGAGATTATACGCCAAAATGCAGTTGATACGGGTCGAATGAAAAACGTTTCAAAGATTGTGCAGTTGAAGTGGAATGAAGACACCGATTCAGTTAGTTACTATATTGATTCCACGTTCTATTTTCATGGAATAGGGCTTGATGGTAAGAAATGGGCAGAAGGTGGCGTTGATGTTCGGAGGGCAAAGAAATGGTTTAATGGAAGCATACCGCGAAACATATCCGATGCGTTTAGTAAGCGCGAAAAGGTCGTTGAGCAAATAGATAAATTAATAGAAGTTATTTTCGAGTATAGAATAGACCAACAATTTCAAT